CGCAACATGGCAGCAGCTTACGCAAAGGCAACAAACGCAGCAGTTAACGCAGCGTTGATCTCTGGAGCAACAACAGATGCAACAACAGTTGCAACATATCCAACAGCAGCAGAGTTGCTAGGAATTGTTGCTCGCGGTTCAGCTTCTGTTTATGGAGCAACAGCAGGTCTTGCAAACCCATTCGCTCGCAACATGGTTGTCTCAACAGGTCAATGGTCAAACATCATGTCATTGAACGATGCAGGCCGTCCAATCTACACAGCAACAAACCCAATGAACGCTGGCGGAGCAGTTGCACCAACATCATTGACAGGCAACGTTGCAGGACTCAACCTCTACGTAGATCCAACAAATGGCGGCGATGGCGATGGAACAATCCTTATCGTGAACCCAGATGCTTACACATGGTACGAGTCACCAACATACCGCCTACGCGCAGAGTCAACAGCTAACGGATCAGTAACAGTTGGTTACTACGGATTCGGTGCTATCGCAACTAAGGTTGCAGCTGGCGCATTCAAGAACAACAAGGCGTAACAAACTCACTAAGTCGCTCTGAGGGGTAGTAGCCCTCTACCCCTCAGAGTCTTTAGAAAGGACATCATGGCACTTACAACAGTTGCAGAGTTACGCTCAACACTAGGCGTAGGCACATTGTATCCAGATGCAACCCTTCAAGAAGTGTGCGATGCGGCAGATGCAGTCCTACTTCCGATGTTGTGGAGTCCTACTTACTTTTCAGTAGCGCATGAAAACATCGTCGGGCAGGGCACTCTTTACTTTAACGATCCTATTAAAGAGATTTTTTATGTAGGTCAAACAGTAACAATTTCTAATTCTGGATCTTCTTACAATGGCAGTAAAGTTATTACAGCCGTTCGAGATTATTCAATCAGCATGACTACAAATCACACTACAGCCCAGCCTAAGCACGCTATTGCTCCTTATGGCTCAGTCGCTTCAAGAACATACACGGACTGGACAACAGACACAGCAGTTCAGAATGCAGCTTTAATGATATCTGTTGAAATCTGGCAAGCGCGTACAGCCACCCTTTCTGGCAGTAACGCTGTAGATTTCCAGCCAAGCCCTTACCGAATGAGCGCACAGCTTCTCGCTAAGGTGCGAGGATTGATCGCTCACGCCCTTGATCCGCGTTCGATGGTGGGCTGATGCCTGTTGCCGTCACTACTCTTAGAACCACTTTAGCAACTGCTCTAGTAGATAATGCTAAGTGGCAGACCTTTGCCTTTCCACCGGCAACAGTCCTTGCTAACTCTGTAATCGTGTCTCCAGACGATCCGTATTTAACACCGAGCAACAATCAGCACATCACTATCAGCCCAATGGCTAACTTTAAGATTATTATGACTGTGCCTTTATTTGACAATGAAGGCAACCTAAACGGGATTGAAGATACTGTCTGTGGCGTGTTCGCAAAGCTTGCAGCATCATCTCTCGTCTATAATGTAAGCGCAATCAGCGCACCAAGTATTCTCAATGCTGCATCGGGAGACCTTTTAAGCTGCGAGATGTCCGTATCAATCCTTACGAGTTGGAGTTAAAATGTCCGAGTGGGAAAAAGAAAACGAAGCCTTCCTGATCAAGATCGGGCAGGTAGCACCAGCAGTATCAAAGCCAGCAACTACTAAGAAGGACGAGGAATAATCTCATGGCTGTATTTCTAAATAACAATGTAGGTGTGAAGATTAACTCAGTCGATCTTTCAGACCATGTAACAGCAGTAACAATCAACCGCGCATTTGATGAGCTAGAAGTAACCGCAATGGGTGATTCATCTCACAAGTTCGTCAAGGGTCTAGAGTCATCAACTGTAACTATCGACTTCCTAAATGACACAGCAGCGACAAATGTATTGGCAACACTACAGGCAGCATGGGGAACAACTGTTACAGCAGTATTCCTACAGACAAAGGGAACAGCTGTCTCAGCGACCAACCCTCTCTATACTGTTTCACTATTGATCAACAACACAACCGACATTAACGGAGCTGTTGGAGACATTGGCACACAGTCAATTACATTTACTGCTAACTCAACTGTTGCAGTAGCAACAACAGGCACATTCTAAAAAACTAACAAAGGGGCAAAACCATGGCAAAACTAAAGATCGTTCGTAATGATGGAAGCGTACTAGAAGGAGAAATCACGCCTGCCGTGGAATACTCCTTCGAACAGTACGCTAAAAAGGGCTTCCATAAAGCGTTTCGAGATGACGAGATGCAGACCTCGGTCTATTGGCTAGCTTGGGAAGTAACACGCAGGTCAGGTGAAACTGTTAAGCCTTTCGGGATTGACTTCATCGAAACATTAAAAAGTGTTTCTGTGGAGGATTCAGACCCTTTAGCTTAAAGCGCGATCTTCCGTTCACCTACCTAATTGCTAGGCTAAGCATTAGGTTAGGGATCGCGCCACAGCAATTATTAGAGCTAGATCGAGACATGCTCAACGCATTGTTTCAAGGTCTCACAGATGAAGCAAAGGAGTCAGCAGATGCCAGTCGAGTTCGCAGGCGTAAATGATCTCCGTAAAGCCTTAAAGGCTTATGCTCCAGACTTGGACAAAGCTCTAAAGAAAGAATTGACAGCAATCGCAGAGCCTCTGGTCAATAAAGCCAGAGGTTATGCGCCTGCCAGTCCACCGCTTAGCAACTGGGGTAGAGAAGGCGGTCGCTTTCCTACATATAACGGAGCAGCCGTTAAAGCTGGAATCCGTTTTAGCACAGCAAAATCTAAGAAGAATAGTCGTGGCTTTTCTTCTAGCACACGCATCGTTAACACGACAGCGGCAGGTGCTATCTATGAAACAGCAGGGCGTAAGAATCCATTTGGGCAGCCTTGGGTAGGTCCTAAAGGTTCAGCAGGTAGTAAGTATTCTCATTCGATTAACAAATATGCAGGTCGTGATTTCATTGCTGCAATGGGTGGCGAAATGAAAGGTAAGGGAATGGACAAAGGTCGCCTTATCTATCGCGCTTGGGCAGAAGATCAAGGCAAGACTCAGGATGCAATCATCAAAGCAGTCATTAGAACTAATGATTTATTTCAATCTAAAACAGGCGGAACAATAACTCGCGGAGTTAGGAAGGCTGCATAATGGCACAGTCAAATATTGACATTAAGATCCTTGCCGAGTTTTTAGGTAAGAGTGCCTTCAAGCAAGCAGACACAGCAGTCGGAAAACTTAACAAAAGCGTTAAGTCTTTAGGTGCTTCTTTTGGTATTGCTTTTGGGGGCGCGGCCCTTGGTATTGCAGTCAAGAAATCAATCAGAGATTTTGCAGATGCAGAGCGTGAGACACAGCAGTTAACTAACACAGTTAAGAATCTGGGATTAGCCTTTGCTGCTCCAGAAGTAGATGCTTATGTAGAGAAGATCGGCAAGCTTTACGGAGTTACGGGCGATCAAGCAGTCCCAGCATTACAGGCATTACTGACTGCAACTGGATCAGTATCTCGATCTACAAAGATCATGAATGTTGCCCTTGACCTTGCAGCTAGTCGTAACGCCGATGTCGCATCCGTTGCCAGCGATCTTGCTAATGCTTATGTTGGAAATACTAAGGGACTTAACCAATACAGATTAGGTCTGACAAAGGCTGAGCTTGCCGCTATGTCCTTCGATGAGATCTTAGAGACCATTGGAAGCCAGACACTAGGATCAGCCGATGAAGCTGCTAAGACTCTTAGCGGTCAACTTGCTATCCTTTCAGAAGTCAGCAACCAAGCTAAAGAACGCATTGGTGGCGGTCTGGTTCAAGCCCTTGGTGGTCTTGGTGGACAGAATGGCGCAGGTGGCGCAGCAAAGAACATCGAGAATCTTTCGATTAAACTTACTAATGCAATTACAGGTTTCGGATATTTAGTCCAAGAAATAAAGATTGCTCAACCTATTCTTGTCGCAGCAGGTCTTGCTATCGGTCTTGCATGGGCTCCATGGCTTACTGCGATTGGTGTTGCAGCTGTAGCCATTGGTGCTATTGGCAATGCTATGAGAAAGTCTACTCCGCAACAACCTATGAACACAGGCAAGTTATTCTTTCCTAGTGGCGGCGATGGTGGATATAAAGAGCGTTTAGCCGCTGAGAAGAAAGCAGAAGCAGCGGCAGCAGCTCGCGCCAAGAAATTACAAGCCATGGCAAAGGCTTCTGAGAAAGCACAAAAGGATGCTCTCAAACTTGCTAAGGCTAAGGCAGTCTTTGACCTACAGAAGATCCAGATTGAAGCAGCCCTCAAAGGTAAGATTTCAGAGGAAGATGCGGTTCGCCTTAAGTTAATGAAGGCGATTGAAGATGAAAATATTGGCAACATCGAAAAGTATCAGAAGGCTTTAGAAAAGTCACAAGAAAAAACAAAAGAGCTTACTGAACTTCTCGCAACAGTAAAGACTTTAGAATTGCAAGATCCTTTTGGTCTTTGGAAGATTGATCCTATAACTGCAGCAATCAACGCGCTTACTACTTCAATCGGTGGAGTGGGTACTGCGATTACCGCAACTGGGGCAGAATGGTCATCCTTCACTGGCAATATCGCTGCAACTGTTCTTAAGCCTAACCTGACAGAATGGTCATCATCATTTAGCAAAGCAACAGCCGAGGTCACCGCCTCTTTAGCTACAGCCACTAATGCAATAACTAAAACTACGACAGATGCTAGTGCTTCGCTTGTTACTACTGCGAAAACAGCACAAAGCATTTTAGGTGGCTTACTGATTGACGGCGAACAAACACTTACAGATGCAGCTAATTCGGCAACTACTGATTTTAGTATTTTGGCTACAGATACTCTGACCGCTGTAAAATATGATTTAGCAGCAGCCACGGCTGAATTGGCAGCAGCAATCGCCGCAGCGCAAGCCCAAGCAGCAGCAGATGCAGCAGATCTAGCTGGGGCAGGTAACGCAAACAATACAAGCAATATTGCTGTCACTGTGACAGGTGATCCTTTTACAGATCCGAACGCTGTAGCAGAAAAGGTCGTTGAGATTATTAGAAGTGCTAGCAATCGTGGCACTGTTGATGTTGCAGGGTTCGAGTAATGACTTGGCTACCCGAATGGCGTGTAACTGTTGGCGATGATGTCTATACGACTGTCACGGCTGTATCTTTCTCAGCTGGTCGTTTAGACATTGATAAGCAATGCACAGCAGGTTACTGCCAAGTAGACATCATTAACACAGATGGATCACCATTTACCATCGATGTTACAGACACTATTACCCTAGAACTTAAGAATAGTGCTGGGACTTATGTAACTGTATATGGTGGTGAGGTCTCGGATTTCTCTGTGGGAGTGCGAAGCCCAGAGGAAACAGGCTTTATTACTTACGGCAGAGTATTAGGCGTAGGCTACTTAGCCAAGCTTACTAAGTCTGTCTATAACACAGCCCTTGCAGAAGGTTTAGACGGCGCACAGATTGCAGCCATTGTAGACAATGTCCTTAACCTGACATGGGCTGAGGTTACTCCAACACTTACATGGGACACATACCCAGCAACTACTACATGGGCAGATGCCGAGTCTTACATTGGAAACATCGACTCAGGCTTCTACACCATGATTAACCTTGCTGCATCGGCTACGGCTAAGAGCAACAGCCTTACAGATCAGATTGCTAACAGCGCGCTTGGTCAGATGCATGAGGAAAAAAATGGCTTGGTTTCCTATGATGATGGAGACCATCGCAGCAATTATCTAATAGCCAATGGCTTCACTAACATCAATGCTGCTTATGCAAGCCCTAACACTATTCGCTCAACGACTCAAACTAACCGCATTCGCAACAGCCTGATCTATAAGTACGGGGCAGGATACGCTTCGACTTACAGTACCTCTGACACGACCTCTGTAGCCACTTACGGACTCTATGAGCGATCCTCTGAGTCAAACATTAAGACCCTCTCAGACGTTACTGCAATCGGCTCTAGAGAGCTTAATCTGCGAAAGAATCCTAGAGGCTCTTTGGAAGCAATTACTTTCCGCCTAGATAATCCAGACCTGCCAAGTGCCGAGCTTGACACTTTGATTAACATCTTCTTTGGTCAGCCTGTTTTAATCACTAATCTGCCAAGTAACATGCTTGGCGGTCAGTTTGATGGCTTTGTGGAGAACATAGCGGTAAGAGCTACTCCATCATCTGTGGACATGACCCTCTACATCTCAGCTACAGACTTCTCACTATCTACTACCCAATGGGAAACAGTATTGCCAGCCTCACTCATCTGGACTGGCGTAAATGCTACACTTACATGGACTAACGCGACTGGAGCACTAACCTAATGGCAACTACTACACCTAACTTCGGTTGGACTGTTCCGACCTCATCTGACTTAGTAAAGGATGGCGCGGTTGCCATCGAGACACTTGGAGATGCGGTCGATGCATCGCTTGCTGGCATGGTCGTAAACGCACAGACTGGCACTACTTATACAGCAGTCAAGGCAGATGGTCTTAACGCTATTGTCACTATGGACAATGCCTCAGCTAACACTTTCCGCATTCCGACAGATGCGACATATAACTTTCCAATCGGCACTACTTTACTTGTTTACATGAAGGGCGCAGGAGTAACTACTATTAACGCTGTAACTTCTGGCACTACTACAATTAACAGCGCAGGTGCGACAGCAGCAGCTCCAGTCCTAGCTCGTTATAAGTCAGCAGCTTGTATCAAAGTCGCTGCTAACTCATGGATTGTTGTCGGTGGCATTGCGTAATGATTTCCTCACTGATCGGAATCATTGCCTCTAGCGGTGGGGGTGAGGTTAACTCTTACGAGTCTATTGCTACTGTAACTGTTGGAGCAGGTGGAGCTTCTTCTGTAACCTTTAGTAGCATTCCTTCTAGCTATCAGCATTTACAGATTCGCGGTATTGCACGCGATAACGTTGCTGCTTATTTTTCTGATTTCTATATGACCTTTAACGGTGCTTCTTCTAGCTTTAAAGATCATTATATGGAGGCTTTTGGTGCATCATCTGGAGATGTACAAGCTGGATCTTACGGCTATAGTACAGTTATAGAAGTTGGCAATATGGTTGGAGCAACTGCATTAAGCAACAATTTTGGCACCTATGTCATTGACATTTTAGATTATGCCGATACTAACAAAAACAAAACAACTAGATCTTTATCTGGCTGGGATAACAATGGCAACGGTTCTGCTAAACAGGCTGGAGCTATGACTGTATCAAGCGGTTTATGGATGAGCACTTCTGCAATAACTTCTATCAATCTCCGCTCAAATGGTACATTGCAGCAATACTCATCTTTTGCCCTTTACGGGATTAAGGGATAACGATGCCATCTACTTACGAACCAATCGCGACACAGACTCTAAGTTCTAATGCTGCAAGCGTAACCTTTAGTTCAATCAGCGGAAGTTATACAGACTTAATATTAGTATCGTCTCTAATAGGCACAGTCGCTACTGATCAATACATAAGATTTAATAATGACAGCGGCTCTAATTACTCAAACACCCTTTTTGCAGGTAATGGATCAAGTGCTTCTTCAGCTCGTAGAACCAGCCAAACTTATTTAATCGATTTTGGCATAATTGGAACTACCGCAAACACGCTTTCTGCAAACGTACTGCAAGTAATGAATTACTCAAATGCAACAACTTTTAAGACTTCTATCACTAGGAATAACTTAGCAAGTACACAAGTGCAAGCCGCTGTAGGCTTGTATAGAAGTACCTCTGCCATTACTAGAATAGATTTAATTGCTGGCTCCGGAAATTATACTGCTGGCTCCACATTTACATTATACGGGGTGAAAAGTGCCTAATACATTTACTAAGATTGCATCTGTAACTGTTGGAGCAGGTGGAGCTGCGAACATTGAGTTTACTAGCATCCCATCTACTTACACAGATTTGTGCTTGGTTTATTCGACAAGAACAACTGCTGTGTCAGTTAGCGGAAATGACATAATTTCATTGAACGGCTCATCTTCATCTTTTACTGGTCGTAGGCTTTATGGTTCAGGAGCATCCGTCGCTAGTGACACTGTTACAACGTGGGCAGGTTTTAATTCAGCCAGCACTGGCACAGCATCAACCTTTAGCAACAGTTCAATTTACTTTCCAAACTATGCAGGATCAACAAATAAGTCTTACTCCATAGATAGCGTTCAAGAACAAAATGGAACAACGGCTTATATGGGTCTGAACGCTGGCTTATGGTCGAACACGGCTGCTATTACATCGATTAGATTTACGCCTGATTCAGGTAACTATGCACAATACTCAACAGCAACCCTATACGGCATAAAGAACTCATAAGGAGACAACATGGCAGACACAAAGATCGTAGTTGATTGCTCTACTGGGGAAGTCTCAGAGATCGAATTGACAGCAGAAGAAGTAGCACAGCGCGAAGCAGATGCTAAGACTTATGCAGACGAGAAGGCTAAGGAAGAAGCAGACAAGGCGCTCAAGGCTGTTGAGAAGGCTGCACTATTGGCAAAGCTTGGCATCTCAGAAGATGAAGCGAAGCTCTTACTTGGATGAAGGTAAAACTCTCTAAGGCTGCGATCCAACTAAGAGAGCAGATCGATGACTCATTCCCAGATCGTGACAGGCTATCGGATGGCTGGATTGGTGATACCCGACACGCTGCTCGCAAGTCTGATCATAATCCAGATGAGCAAGGCTGGGTACGTGCCATTGATGTCGATCGTGACCTGTTCAAGTCAAGCAAGCCAGACATCATGGGCGATCTTGCAGATCAGCTTCGTGCCTTATCAAAGTCAAAAGCAGACAAGCGTATTAGTTACATCATTTTCGATGGACGAATTTGCTCCAGCATCCTTAACTGGAAGTGGCGCAAGTACACAGGGGCTAACAAACACGTTAAGCACATGCATGTCTCGTTTAAGAAAACGGCTGACAATGATGGTGCTTTTTTTAAAGTATCTATGTTAGGTGGAGAATAATGAAGAACATCAAGAACCCTGTTTATCTTGCAGCTGGAGCATTCTTAGCAGCATGGGCATCATCCAACTTTGAAGCAGATTACCGCGCAATCCTATGGGCTGTGCTATCAGGTGTATTCGGATACGCGAGCCCTAAAAAATGACACAGACGGATTTCTTTCAACTCTACATCGCGACCATCGTGGCACTCGGTGGCTTGTCAGGATTTGTCATTACTCATTTACTGACAGAGATTAAGCGACTGCATGCGCGTGTCGATGAGATCTATAACATACTTCTAGAGCGATAATTTTCTCATGGCAAGAAAAGCAACTAAGGCACTTGAGGAACAAGGCTACTCAAAGCTAGATGCTTATTGCATTGGGCTTTATGAATACTTCTGTTCGCTAAAGCGTGCAGGTTTCGCAGAAGATGTAGCGATGTTCATGATCACAGAGCCTCAAGCTTATCCACATTGGATCTTGCCAGATCCCGTCGAGCCAGAGAAGTTTGGCAATTATGAAGATGAGGATGACGATTAAGCGAATAGTCGTAGTCTCGGACTTACAAGTCCCATACCATGACAGGGTTGCAACCCGTAACCTTGCAAGCTTTATCTCTAAGTTTAAGCCAGATCAAGTCGTGACCATTGGCGATGAGATTGACCTTCCGCAGATTAGCAAGTGGGAAGAAGGGCGCATGGGCAGTTATGCCCAGACACTCGATGATGACCGCAATGAGGCTGTGCAGCTTCTCTGGGACTTAGGCGTTACAGACTGCATCCGTAGCAATCACACAGATCGCCTCTATAACATTATCATGGCTAAAGTCCCTGCATTCGGGGCGTTGCCTGAATTGCGCTTTGAGAAGTTCATGAAGTTCGATGAGCTAGGCATTATCTTTCATAAGAATCCTATGCCTATTGCGCCTAACTGGATTGCAGTACATGGAGACCACACACCCATCAAGCCACAGGGGGGCTTATCAGCCCTTGAAGCAGCCCGTAGGCATGGTAAGAATGTCATCTCAGGTCATACGCACAGAGCAGGGCGTAGTGCCTTCTCAGAGGCCTCTGGAGGCCGTATAGGGCGTGTCTTGCATGGTGTCGAGGTAGGCAATCTTATGGACTTCAAGCTTGCCCATTATACGAAGGGATCTGCCAACTGGCAGTCGGCATTCGCCATCATGTATGTCAACAAAGCCAAGGTGCAGGTAGATCTTATCCACATTGAAAAAGACGGCACATTTATTGTGGCTGGAAAGTCCTACGGCAGACCTAGATAATCGTTATCGTTTCGTTACACAAATGTACTTGATTCGTCTGACACTTCTGTCACACTAAGTCTGTAGCCAATCAAGGGCATTGGCACAGATAGGAAATACAATGAGTTTCGAGATGCCAATGATCATCTTGCTTCTACTAGCTAATGCTTTGTGGTACTTAGTCGGATGGGCTAAAGGCTTTAACGA